AAAAACCCAATGCTTGTTCGTTGGTCAGATCAAGAAGATGCTACTCAATGGACTCCAGCAGCGACTAATCAAGCAGGTAGCTTAGTACTTTCTAATGGTTCTGAGATCGTAGCTGCCCATCAAGCAAGGCAGGAAGTGTTGGTGTGGTCAGATGCTGCACTGTATTCGTTACAGTACGTAGGAGCACCCATTGTATGGGGCGCACAGCTTGTGGGGGAGAACACCTCTATTATATCTCCTAACGCGGTAGCTTATGCGAATGGAGCAGCCTATTGGATGGGTCAAGATAAGTTCTATGTGTATGACGGTGCGACTAAGCCGTTAACGTGTAACCTACGTAAGTTCATCTTTAATGACCTTAACCCTGCACAATATGACCAGATACTTGCTGGAACTCTAGAGTCTTACCATGAGATATGGTGGTTCTATTGTTCTTCTGATGCGACTGTAATCGACCGCTATGTGGTGTACAACTACTTAGATAGCATTTGGTACTACGGTACTATGGGGCGTACCGCATGGATAGATTCGGGGTTACGAGACTTCCCGTTAGCTGCTACTTACGAGAATAACTTGGTTAACCATGAAGACGGAGTTAACAATAACGAGTTAGGAGAAGACACAGCTATCCACGCTTATGCAGAGACTGCGGAGTTTGACCTAGATGACGGGCATCAGTTTAACTTTATATGGCGGGTACTTCCTGATATCACCTTTGACGGGTCTACTATAGATAGCCCTACAGCTACTATGACGCTACTACCTATGCAGAATTCTGGGTCTGGATACAACTCGCCAGCTTCAGTAGGCGGTACAAATGCTGGTACAATTACTCGATCTGCGGTACTTCCTATAGAGAAGTTTACAGGTCAACTCAACACTAGGGTACGTGGGCGACAGATGGTTATGAAGATCGAGTCTACGGCTGCGGGAGTAGCTTGGCAATTAGGCTCTCCTCGGCTAGATATGCGACCTGACGGGAGAAGGTAATGGCGGTAGATAGTACAGATTATGACATAGCGTTCAGAGCACCCGCATTACCTATACCCCCTACTACGTATAGCCAACGGCACTTTGATGAGACGAATAATGTGTTTCGGATATACTTTAATCAGTTAGATCAGGCACTTCGTAGCTCTCGGTCAACAGATCAAAGTGAATCTGTAGCGTGGTTTTTGAGTTAATGTCTAATACCTACACCAATGCAAAAGTAGATTTAACGGGTACAGGCGTTACCACGCTGTATACCTGCGCGGCTCTAACGACAGCTATAGTTAAGTCTATATTGGTTTCAGAAGACTCGGGTAACGCTGATACGTTAACGGTAACAATAACAAATGGTACGGCAGTGTTTAGTCTGTTCAAAACAAAAGCCGTTGGTGCTAACGCTACCGTGGAGCTACTTACTGCCCCACTTGTTATAGAAGCAGGGGAAATCTTGAAAGTGACCGCAGCTACAGCCAACCGACTGCATGTAGTAGCCAGCATACTGGAGATTACGTAATGTCAGAGTATGGTAGGCGTTACGATGGTAAACCTTTTTCGGAAAGTGATTACAATATAATCAGTGGAGGAGGGGGAGACCCTGATAACGATGGCGTTGTAACCGAACAAGAGTGGTCTGATTGGATGCTTAGTAAGGGAGCGACTCCGGGGTTTGAAGATGAGTATGAAAGGAAGATTCAAGAAGTAGCCGCTGCTTTGGGGAACAGCGCACCCGCAGAAACCCGATCAAAACCTGACCCTGTTGAATACACAAGGAGTCAGCCTGATCCTGTTGTAATGCCGTCGGCACAGCAAGCGGCACAGGCTAGTTTTGCTAACAGTATGGGTGGGTCTCCAAAGGATTATGCGGATTCAACTTTTGATAACCCGATGACTGTTAGAGTTCCTTACTTAGGCTTGAACACGAATCTTAAGGAGGATTTTGATCCTAACGATCCAATACCTAGAGAGGGAAAAGACCCGTATGACGGAGCCTTTAACGATAACGTCATGGCTAAAGCAAGGGCATTAGCTAACCAACGGTATCGTGAAACTACAGAGCAGTTTGAGCAGACCTTACGTGATAATGACGTAGGGCTGTACAATATGCATATAACCCAGTTGTCAAATGACTATGCGCGAGGTACATCGGTAGTAGTAAATCCATTGGGTGGCACTATAGCTGATTCAATTACAGGCTCCGATGGCACTGTACGTTCCCTCACTCTTGCCGACCGTATGACGGCTGCGAGAAGTGCTTTCCCTGCTACAGCCGCTATGCTCGATGGTATTTTTGGGGATGCCGCAGAGTTACCTTTTGATAAGTTTGAGAAAATCTATGAAACTTTTAATAACATCCCTAAAGAACAAACACGCTCAGTAATTATAGAGAAATACAGAGAGCAGCTTAAAGCTGAAGCTCTAGGAGATACCCCTGATTACCAAGATAAACCTGCTGATAAAGATGGTGATGGCACTATTTCGGATGCAGAGCTACTAACTTGGCGACCTTCTGATGGTAGGTTTGGTAAAGGTCATGGCGGCATAAACCTCAGTCAAAAAGGTGTTGAATACCTTGAAGGTGAAGGCGTACCTGTCCAAGACGGTGGGGTCATAGCCGAAGCTGATTTTGTAGAGTGGGCCGCAGTTAATGACAATTATGGTGTAGGTGTAAGACGCGAGGCTTGGGATGGAGGTTATGACGCTGACGGTAGTGGAGTTATATCTGCCGAAGAGTTAGCAGCATACGAAGTAGATAAAGCAGCCGCAGACGAAGCAGCAAGACCTCTAACTCCTTCACAAACGGCTCAACTTTTACGAGGTCAAAAATACAATATTAGTGAAGGTATAGTCGAACCACAGTGGACGTATGAACAGGAGGTAGAAAGAGAACGCGCCCCAGTAAATGCGGATTGGGGGTCACATGTTGACGACGAACAAAATAGTAAAACAAACAACTTAGGTCGTACATACGAACTTGTTACCAGTGACCCTTACTCCTCTGGAGAACTTACGGTAGACACTAATGGCGATGGTGTACCTGATGCGGAAGCCCCACTTGATCCTCAAAGACAGTACCAACTTCAAAAACAGTATGAAGACTATCGAGACGGAGTTATTGATGAGGCAGAAAAAAGACGGCAGGAAGACATTAACGAAAGACTGCCAATAGAAAATGCAAACTTTGAAGGTAAATCAGAACAAGAAATTCTAGATTACATAGATGATAAACATCGTAGTGAGGAAGAACTTGAAGCGTTAGCGGAAGCGGCGGGTTATGAGCTTACCGATAAAAATCGCGCTGACCTTATTGGTAATGCCGGTAATACGAGTTGGGACAAGGAGAACGGTGAACTAGCTGTAAATACATCCCAAAAAGATATTGATAATAACCCTGTTGCCGGTCTAGGTAAGGAACTTAACAAGTTAGTGATAACTGAAGCCGAGCTTGAAGGGATTGCAGAAGCGGTAGGTTATAAACTATCGGATGCAGACAAGAGAAAATATGTAGGGCAAACCGACTACATATCCGACCGGACTGAGGATTATGACGGTGGGGAAGATTTTTTAATTAGAGAACTTGATATCCAATCAACAACGGTAAATGAGCTTAGACAGATCGCTAACAATGAAGGTGTTGATCTTAGTGACCTTAGTGACGCAGAAGTTGAAGAAGAATATAAAGGGCTGTTAGGAAATGTAAAATCAGACAAAGGAATTGAGAAGTTTGATAGCCTTGGTACAAATTCAAAAGACGTACAAGATATCTATAAGAAACGTACGGGTATTGACCTGTCTCAACAAGACGCTCAAGAGTTATTAAACACTGCCAACACTACCATTGGTGTGGCAGGAGAACCCCTATCAGAAAAAGACTTTAACAAATGGGCAAAAAACAAAATTGACCTAAACATCAAATACCAATTAAGTAAGATAGGTAGTACGGTTAAAGACGCTATATTTGGAACAAGCGATGGTACATGGGTTCCCGAAGGGCAAACTACAGCTACTCCCAAAGGAGCGTCTAAAACGTGGGACGAGATACTAGCAGGAATTTTAGGAGTAGATAACGAAGGAGCGGCAATAGCTCCGCAAATACCGGGAATAACTTTAACCGCAACGGGTTCGCCGGGAGCGTGGGATACTTGGCTTGAGATACTTATACCTGTACCACTTCCTATACAAGGGGAATCTCTTAGGATTGGGCTTTGGGAAGATGGTAAATACATAGGGCCGGGAAATCCTGTACAACTATTTATTGAAGCTGCTACAGGCATAATTTCATCAGTAACTGATAACGGTAGGCAAATACTTGGAAGGTTAAAAGGGGATATAGTCGAAATATTTGATGACACAAAAAGCGTAATTG